GCCTGGGGTGTCCTGATGCCCTGAACCGTCATGTGGGCTATGGCAGCGAAGAGTTGCTCGAGAGGAACCTTGGCCGCTGCCGCCGTGCTGATGACCTCGCCGATGCCATTTGCCAACTCAGGGAAAGTTGTCTTACCGTCCATGACGGCCTGGAACATCAGGTCGGAAACCCTGGTGGCCTCGGACGCACTCAGCTTGTAAGCGTTCAGGACCGAGGTAATGCCATCGACTGCCGTGCGGGAATCGGTCAGGCCACCCTTGGCCGCAACCAGAGCTGCGCGCAGAACCTCTTGCGTATCCGCAGCTTCAGTGAACCCGGCGGAAGCCACCTCATAAGCGCCAGCCAGGGCCTCGGTGGACGTTATGCCCATCTTCAAGTCACGGGCCAGGTCGGTCACGCTTTGCCCGTAATCCCGGAGGGCTCGCTCGTCCAGCTCCAGGATGGTGTTGACGTTGTCGAGGGCAACCTCGAAGGCGGCAGCTTGCTTGATGCAGGAGTTGATAGCAAACCCCATCGCCGCCATTCCCCCTGCCGCAACGGCAGTCGCAGAGGGAATCAGTTTCAACTTGCGAAGCAGGGCACCAAAACCGCTGTGTCCGGACTGCTTCGCTTTGTCTCCGGTCCTCTTGAGCTCCTCTCCGGCTTGAGCCGCTTTGTCTCCGGTCCTCTTGAGTTCGTCTCCGGCTTGAGCCGCTTTGTCTCCGGTCCTCTTGAGTTCGTCTCCGGCTTGAGCCGCTTTGTCTCCGGTCCTCTTGAGTTCGTCTCCCAGGTCCTGGAGGCCGTCACGAGCAGACTCCAGACCGGCCTCGAAGGCGCTGGATTCCACGGACAGTTTCACATTGACTTCGGAATCAGCCACGTTGCCCTCCGTGGTAAGATCAAGGTGAAATGGAAGTCCATCCAGGCATTGGTGCGCGAAACCTGCCGGCCAAAGCCCCCTCCGAGAGACCCCAGCCTTCCGACCTTCTCCGAGTTCCACAAGCAGTGGAAGAAGGACCACCCGGAAGAATAGCCCCCGCCCGGCCGAGTCGCCCCGGCCGGACGGGTAGCGCGCCTACGTCTCAGACTGCGTCTTGAACTCCAGGGTGTAGCCGACGATGGGTTGACCGTTGGCGTCCATGATGTCAGGCGACGCAGACAGCCGATACCACGTGTCGTATGCGAAGTTGGACAACGCAGACACGGTCACTCGGTGCTCGCTGTCGTTGTAGACGATAGTATCGATGGAGACCGGGGTTTGGGTCGCCACTTCCTCCAGGGTGTAGAAGATCGGATTCTCTGCGTCAGTCTGGCGCAGCCCCGCACTGAAGTTCAGCGTCAGACTCAGACTGTCAACGGCCCAACCCTCGTAGTTGTTGGATGGAGTGCTGCTCGTCACTTGAGTGGCCGGATGCGGAACCCCACCACCAGGTGAACCACCACCAGGCGGGTCACCACCAGGTGAACCACCACCAGGCGGGTCTTGCGTGTAGCTGGCTGTGGTGTTGTAAAGGATGAACTCCGCCTCGTAACCCACGCCGGTGTCGTCGTAGACCATGAAGGGAATCTGCTCGGTCATGCGCTCAGAACCCGACAGGTTACCGCCGGCCTCCTCCGCCTTGCAGGCCGTCAGGTTGACCCGCAGGGCGCAGCGCCAGGGCTGAATGAGCACCGGGTCAGTGATGACCCCGTCGCCCGCCGCGTCGCCCACCAACTCGAGATAGCCCGAGAAGGATTCCGACTCGCGCACCTTCCGCCAGTAGTCGTGATTCTCGAAGGCCAGGGTCATAGACCCGGAGACCTCGCGAATCCCTGACGCGATATTGCGGATGCAGGGGCTACCGCTCAATCCCGGCACGGCCTGGAGGTTGTTGGCCAGGGTCAACTCCAGGGCCTCGAGACGGTCCACGATGGTCCCGTCCACGTAGAACGCCGCCTGCCAGTTCATGAAGGGCTGGGCCAGCTCGAAGCTCGGGGTCGGGTTGTCGATGTCCTCCCAGTCCCGGGCCAGCAGGTCCAGGTCCACCGATACCGGGTTTCCCGCGTCACCCAGCGCAAGCTTCAGGCTGTTCATGCGGCATCCGCTGAACCGCTGCCCCCGGTCGTTGTCCATGAGTTTGGTGATCGAGAACGAGGGCAGGACGCCGGTTCCAGCGCGGAAGGTGTGCTGGTAGACCGACCTGTGGGGCGGCTGGACGTCGCCCAGGGCCACAGACCCCGTATCCGTGTAGGACTCGTCTCCTCCCATCACGATGGCCAGCAGGCGGGTGCTCTCGGGCGTCCCGCCGACGGCCGTCCGGTAGATGATGGTGCCGTGGTGCGAATAGCCCTCCGGAGTGGACGACGGGTTGACCCAGGCGACGGTGACCTGGTTCTTCCCGTCCCCGCAGACTGCGTCTTCAGAAAAGCCCGTCGGGGTGGTCATGAAGAAGCTGTTGTCAGAGTTCTGCTTCAAGACGCTGCAGACTTGATATTTGTAGTTCCCGTCGGGCAGGGTGCCTCCGGCGATCGGCGTCACGGTCGGATTCGCTGCTACCGACCCGGCCAGAGGGGCGGAGTGCACATTCCCGGTCAGATAGTAGAGCGGCAGGCCCAGGTGCACGGCGTCGCCGTTGAGTTGGATGCCACCAGAGGCCTCGCGCAGGCCGGGCACTCCCATCTGGCGCACCCTGGAGGCGCAGATGGTCGCCGGCATGAAGACGCTGCGACGCCCCCGCACCGATTCCGAGTTGATGGGAAGCCATTGTCTGGGTTCCACTGCCTGCCCGAAGCTCCCCTCGGTCCCGATACCCAGGGCTCCTCCCCAGGATTGTCCGTTGCTCATGTCAGTTCTCTCCCTTCAGTTGGCCCCTACCTGGGGGGCTGTTCATAGCGGATCACCGAGACGGGGATGACCAGGCCGGCCACCCACACACTCTGCTGGGTGGCAAAGCCAAGGCGAGGAGGCCCTGAAACACGCACCAGGTGGTTGCCCCCGTCGACCGTCAACCCGTTGTGCATCAGGGCCATCAATGCCGGCAGGACCCCGGTCGAGGTGGGCCCCCGGCCAGACCAGACCAGGTTTTGCAGGGCCCTCTCGGCCGCGTCGCGCCCGCCCTGGTCCAAGGCGTGAACGGCCACGTCGAAGTCGAAGCGGATCTCGATGCGGGCCGAGGTCCCCTCCACCGTGAAGGTGTCCCCGGCCGCGACGGTCACCAGGGGGTATTGCAGGTCGAAGGTCGCATCCTCATCACCGGCCCGCACGGACTGGATGGACTCTAGGCGACCGCCGGGAACCTGTTGCCCCTGGAGATAGGCCACCAGGGCATCTTGGATGTTCAGCCACATCAGGTCAGGTTCTCCTTGATCCACTGCTTGACGTGCCGCTTGAAGATGTTCAGGGCTTCCGGCGGGATGACCAGATAGGGGCGGGCCGGGATGCGGATGGTGCGAGCCTTGAAGGTCATACGCACCGAGGCCGCGGCGGCGAACTTCCGGCGGATGGGGGTGCCGTCCAGCTTGCTGCCAACGCGCACCTTCCCGTCCTTCCCACGCAGCAGCAGGCGGTTGCCCACCCGGGCGAAGGTGCGCGGGGTCATGTCGCTGCGTGGACGCAACTTGACGATGCCACCGAACTGGTGGATGGCAGCGTATTTCAGGTTGGTGCCGATGGTCAGGCTGCGGGGCTCCAGGCGATAGATGTTGCCCGGCTTCCCCTGGCTGAGAGACTGCTGCAGGCGCCCGGTGTCCCGCAGAATTTTCCCGCCGCGCCCGGACTTTTTGCGGCGATAGAGCGTCTTCGGATGCAGGGGCTGCCACTTCGGTCGACCCTGGGCCCGGAAGTTCTTGTCGAATTCCCGCAGGGCTTGCGTTCCCAGGTTGATGAGGAGGGGTTTCAGGTCCCGGCCGGCCTCCAGCAGCCCCTGCAGCTTCTTCTCGGCCGCGAACGTATCCAGGTCGATGATGAGGCGGGCCATCAGTGGCCACCTCGCGGGGGGGCATATATCCAGGTCGGATCCGCGAAGGAATTCTTGCGGCCGTAGGTGGTCGAGAGGATGCAGAGCGGGCGCGCTTCCCCGGCCAGGACGGCCTGTTGCACCAGCTTGTCTCCCTGGTATTCACCCGCAGCGAGCAGGTCCAACAGGGCCAGCGCCTGCTCGCGCCAGGCCCGGGCCAGTCCGGACTCCTCGTCGTTGACGGCTGCAGTCGCGGCCATGAGGGCCCGAGCTGCGGCCAGGTCGCCAGCCACCTGCTTGATGATTTCAGGCACCGGGTCGAAGGGCACCCGATAGCGGGCCGCCAGGCGCACGTCCACCTCGGCGTCTGCCGCCGCGATGGCTGAGGCCAGGATGGCGTCGCCCTGTGAACCTGCGGGGAAGCTCGCGATGCGGGTCGTCCGGATTTCCTGGATGGTGTTGTAGGCCACGGGGCACCTCCAGAGGAGAGGGCCCCGGGGCAGGTCTCCCCACCCCGGGACCAGGGGACTAGGCTGCAGCCTGAACGCGCATCACCACGATCCGCTCGGGATGATAGATGACCGGCAGGCCAAAGATGCCGTTGATGAGGTCGATATGGGGCGGAGCATCCTCCAACCCGCGGTAATCGACCATCGGGAACTTCCCGCCGGTGGCGTTGTCGATACCGCCGTTGTGCAAGCTGGGGGTCGAGGCCCACTCGCCCAACGGCTCGTTGGCAGGACCACGCCCGACCAGGATGACCACGCCGTCGTCGATGAACTTCTTCAGCTTGCGGGTCTCGGCGTCGTAGTAACCGCGGTTGTAGGTGTTCATGCTGGCCACCTCGCCGACTAGCTCGACCAGCAAGGAGCCGACGTTGCTAGTCCCGACGCGGGTGACCGTGCTGGACTGCTTGACCAGGTCGCGGACCACCGAATTCCGGGCCAGCAGCTTGGCGACGCCGCGGTTGTAGTAGATATCCACGTCCTCGACATCGGTGGCCTCGAAGCAGTCCAGGGCGTTCTGGATATCGGCGATGGGGTCGGCGCCAGAGGCGTCCCAGTACTTCCCATTTCCGTCGGACACGTCGATTTTGTTGGTCGTTGGAATTTCGTAGTCGATGGTGCGGACCACGCCCTCATCGTTGATGGCAAGCTCGCCGTGCAGGGCGCGCCAGCGGGTGTATTCGATGAGGGACTCGACCCGCAGGTCAAGCTCCTGCATCTCGTGCATGATGAGGCGGCTGCCGGCGCGCTCGCGGTCCTGGGGGCCGACCCAGCGGGTCTTGATGAGGTCCCGCTCGCCGATGCGCTTCTTCTCGCGCCAGTAGCCCGGGCGGACCGTCTTGGTCGAGAGCTTGCGCGGGGCGACCAGGCGGGGGTCAGCGTCCAGCGTAGTGGCATGGGTGATGCCGTGCGACGGGGCCAGGATGTCATAGCTGATAGACGAGGGGCTTTCGTTGAAGTCCTGGGTGTTCAGCGGGAGCAGGCTGGCACCGATGAAGAGTGTCGGATCGGGCTCCCACTCCCGGACTACCCGGGTGATGGCCTCGGTGGAGGGCCACCCGATATCGCTGAAGTGGACCAGACTATCCATGGTTGACTCCTTTCGTTTCCCGGGTGGCCCGGGAGGTCGCCCCGGAGGCCCGTTG